ACATCAACTAAAATAGTTGTTGCTACAATATTACAACATCTAATTCCTATTACTGCATCATAATCGCCTGCAGTTATAAGAGTTGCAGCCCCCGTTCCTGTTGCGCTTGCTAGATCGTTTCTAAAATTTTGTGCCATAATTTTTTCCTATAATGCGACCGCCATTGCTAATGCAAAACCGGCGCTTGCTGCTCCTACTGGATCTCCAGAAGAATCTAAGTACACTGCCTTATCTGCGGGTAATGTACAAAATACATCTTTAGTTCCAACACCAAGAGTGATTGCAGAAGTATTGCCGTCGGAATTATCGAGGACCGTTGTTCGAGCTAAATTAGCACTCGTTCCATCTAAAGTTCCTAAACCAACTTCCCATTCAGCGGTTCCCTGATTATGAATTGCATAGTAAGTTGTATTACTATTTCCAATTCCGGTTGCAAAAGTTATAAAACCTTCACCCGCTACTATACCGCCGAGTGCAATCGCACCCGTACCAGTTGTAGTACTAGTTTCTTTTACTCTATCATTTATAACCAAAGCCATTTTTTATCTCCTATACTTACGAATTAATACTTAATAACGCATCTGCACCAGAAGGTGATCCAGAAGTCGGACTTGGGAAAGTTACTGTGAACGTCCCATTAGAACAAGATTTTGTTCCACTGAAATCTAAAACTACAATCAATTTATTCGATGCTGATGTATTATAAAGGGCTGCATAAGCTGCACTAAAAGTTGCTGGTGTTGGACTTCCCCAAACACTATCCGTAAAATCAACTGTTGCATAGTCTGTAACATTTGAAACCGCATTACCTGATAATGTATTACCACCTGCTGAATATTCTGTTCCTGATGATTCACTTGTAGCAACATAAACTGTACTAGTACTTTGAGTGTAAGGGTTCGCTGTATAAAGTGCTAACTTAAATGTATCCGATGCAAAGTCGTGAGTGCCACTCAATAACTCTACAGGGAATGCATAAGGTACTTCGTTTGCCATTTTTTATCTCCTATTTGTTTCCATAACTTGATGGTGGTTTAACATTAAGTTGAGCACGAACTTCACCATCTTGATATTCGTCTCTGCGTCTTTGACCGAGTTGTTCGATCGAGTACGATTCTAGAGCTTCCTTAAAAGCTTGAGTGTAGTATTGTAACATATCTTGAGGACCTTTCAAGTACCCATATGCATTTACTAAAGAGGCATATAAAATAACATCAGCATATTTATTTGACAAATATGTCCCTGCTGTATCTGTTATAATACTTGTTGGTTCTTTATCATAACTAAGCGTAATTGCATAAGTTTTATCAGGAGTAGGTGCTACTACCCAATAAGTTTCATCCCAATTTGCATAGTATTTTGGAATATCTACAGCTGAAGTACCAGGTGTTGAGTAGTATTCGGCCATAAAAGAAGTGTCTCTTTGCTCTAAATAATATTGATTTCCTGCTGCATCTTCTAATTGAGCATATCGGATCGCTCTCATATCACCAGGAATAGTTACATATCTATTCCCACTAACTAAATTTGATGTAGCATAGTAAACATTTTGATCTGTATCAATTGTTCTTAAAATTTTATTTTCTGCGTTTTGAATAATTCTAGATAAAACAGCATCGGAAAGTACATTACTTCCAACTTCTGTATAGTTTCTAATATCGTCTCTTAAATTTGTTAAGCTATATGCCATTATGAACTAACCACCTTTAATGTTACAGGGCCCGCAGAACAAGCAGAACCGCCTCCTGATATTCCTCCACTTGTAGCAGTATCTGTACTTGTAAAGAAAAAATAATTTTCAGGGGAAGTTAAATCGCCCGTCGCACGAGTAACACTCCCATCAGATTTTTTTTGTCCTATTGTAATTGTAAATCCTGTTGCTGAATCAATATCACTCACATTATCAAAAGTAGGTATATCTCTAAAAGCTTGTAGATTAGTTGCATCTGCTCCACCACTTCCAGCAGAAGTTACTTGAGCTGGTCCTCTTAATCTTACCGTATCGCCAGTGGATCGTTGATGATCAACTGAATAAACATTTATATAAGTAGTTCCTAGATAGTTAACAGTCGTGAATGGATCAGAAGTTAATAAAATTAAACTCACCGCTGACGCAGGTTGTGGTCTTGGATTAAGCAAAGCCTGTGGATCTGATCCAACTGGTTTAGGTGACAATTGGGGTTGCTTAGGTTCATACTCGGAAGTATGAACTAAAAATCCATTCCATTCCCTAACCATTTCTGTGTAAGGAAATCTTAAGCCTGATCTATCAGAAATCGCCCAGGATCTTTTACCTGATGCATATCCAGCCATTATACTCCTTCTCCATAAAATGTTTGTGGTGAAATGAAAGTAGATGTACCTTGGTTATCAGCATCCAAGGCTCTTAGTAATTCACTTTCATATCTTCTTTCCAATTCTTGACTCATATCTGGAGAAAATTTTAAACTTAAATAATAAGCCAGACCAGACATCATACAAGGATAGAATCTGTTAACCACATCAGAGGTATAATTATAAGCTCCAACGTCTTCAATTTTTGCTAAATAATAAAAACAAAATTGATAACTAGTGGGTGTACTCGTACTAGATACACTTGAACTTGGTGTTGTGTATAAAAAAATACTTGGATTTAATTTTCGCTGTACATAATATTGTGAGGGAGTTCCTTTTGCTAATTTATTGGGTGTTTGTGAATAAGCGGATCTATCAATTTTAGTTAAAGCAATATCCGAAGGAGCAGTCGTTACAGAATTATTTCTATAAAACGCTTCTAATACTTCACTAATATCAATTGGAAAATTTTCTGAATCACTGGCAAAACTATATTCTGCTTGGCCTAATACTAAAGGTATCTTAGCTAATTTTACTTTCCATAAATGAACACCTCTATTACCCCATTCTTGAAACATTATGTTTAAAGAACGTCTTGCTGATTTTAACATATAACCAGTTTGAGTTCCTCTGACCCCTGTTCTTTCAAAGGCTTCTTGAATAACATCGTCGATTTGGGGATTGAATTCTGTAGTTTGTGAAGTAGGTGCAATAGTTTGTGCACTATTACCCATTCCAGCTGTAGTTGTGGCGCCTGAATTATAATAAAATAATAAAGGTGCACCTACAGTTCTAACTGGAGCAACTACAATTGTAGTTTTAGCTCCTGAACTTCCAGGTGTTCCTGTTTTAGTAACGCCTGTTGTATATTCTGCTCCACCGGTTGTAAAAGTACCGTCTTTTGTTGAAGAAAAAGATAAAATAAAAGTAGCGTTAGTAGAATCAGAAGTATCAAAGACATAAGTATTCCCTTCCTGTAAATACAGAACAGGACTTACGTCACCATTAATATAAAATTTATTGACACCGGCGCTAAAGGCATTAGTGCCACTCGCGACAGTGACTGTGTAAGTAATAGTCGCCATTTATGTCCTTATGTGTATAAAATAGTTACACCAGGAGTAGATGTTAAATCAACATACACTCCTTCTTCAAATAAAATTCCTGAACCTGGTACATACACAGATAATCCATCTACATCAAATAAGTATGTAGCTAGTATGGTTCCTGATGAACCACCACTTTTTAAAATAACACCACCAGATGCTACACCAGCTGCTTGAATATAAGTTACTCTCGCTCTTTGTGTAGTAGGTACTACTTGTGCATCAACCGCTGTATGGGCTACCTGTTGATCGCTTGAAAAAGATCCGCCGCCTGCCATAATTTGTTTCTCCTTTTAATCTAGTGCTCCCGAAGGAGCACTATTAATTATTTATTACGCTAAATTATTATTTTGAACGTATGTTACAGTTAAAGTCGCAACTCCTGTATCTGAAGTCGTAGCAGAAGAATCAGTAAAGATTTTAACATCTGTTGTTCCAATATCTTCCCACGCATCTGCATCAGTAATTGTCGCTTGTGACGCTAATTTGATTGTGTCGACAGTTGACACCGCAACAAGTGTTGCTAATTCAGTTGAAGTTGAAGTAGTTCCAATACTTAAAGTTGCTGTGTTATCGTATGCAGTTGTGACATATACATACATCTCTACAATTTGACTATTTGCAGGAATAACAATTCCTGAAGCAGCCGCAGTTGTAGATTGTGTAATCGCTGCAGACTGAGACATTAATACAGAACCAACATTCTGCATATTAGTGCCGACTGTTGTTCCAGTTGTATTTCTAATCGTTCCCGCTTTTACTGGTCCCGAAAATGTAGTTGTACTCATAATATTCCTCCTAGAATATTTAAATGTAGTCCCTAGGGATGTCGACTATACGCGTCTACATTTAAGTTTTATTAAAAATGTATAGTGCTTCTTTTATACTATACAATTAATTAGAGCGCAAGAGGGCTTTGTTTATGTTGTGATTTTTAAGATGTAGCTTCTAAGTAGCTACTGAAACTTGTGGTGCAGACATTTCAATGTTGTTTTGTCTATCTGCTATTTTGGACTCTTCGAGTTTTATCTCAGTGATGACATCTCTAATAGCGCCATCAATTCTGACCATATCCAGAGTATATTTACCTTCTTGCTCATACTCCAACTGCCACTTCAACTCCAAGGACCGTTTTTGTTTGTATAGGTCTTTGACCATCTATAACCTCCTCATAGGTTATTCTATTCATCTTGGGATCCATCATTTCTCCAAGATATTCCCACTTTACACCTTTTTCTCCTATCTTGTCAACTATTGAATTTTCAATAGATTCAACATTATCCTCTGTCAGAACCTCAAATTCTGAGTGATATTGATAAGCGTTGATTTTGACTAGGAATTTCTTCATTCTCTCACCTTTATTTAGTAATTGTGGCGGAACGATGTCCCGCCACAAAAATAATTATTGATTACGTCGCATTTGATGCAAAGGCACCTCTAGGATCAGAGAATCCGAAA